AAAAAAACGATGACCCAGACGGAAGCGGGGACATCGAACAACTGATGGGATTGGCGACGGGGTGTGTCGGGATGAGCGTTAGCGACTTTGAACGATGCACCCCGTCGGAGTTTCGGGCGGTGTGGGACGCGTGGCAAGGGCGAGAGATGCGCCGGGAGCGGACGAGCTGGGAACAGACGCGGACGGTGTGCGTGTCGCTGTTGCAGCCGTATGCGAAGAAGGCGTTGCGGGGTGTGGACGTGCTGCGCTTCCCATGGGACGAGGCGGAAGAAAGTCAAGAGGCTGCGGCGCAGGAGCAGGTGGAGACGCGCGAGGAACTGCGGGCTCGGTACAGAGAGGCAATCAAGCAGGCGGGGCTGCGGTGAAGGTTTAGAGGTCTTTGCTCACGGCAGCGGCGTAGAGCAGCCAGAGGGCGACAGCAGCGACCAGGAGACTGCCCATGCGCAAGGAGAGGTCGCCGGTCAGGAAAGAACCGGCGAAGGCGAGCAGAGCACCGACCAAGACGACGGCTAAGCACTCGTGGAAGAAACGGCGGAATTTAGGATTGCGCATGGGACGAACAAGTTAAACAGCGTCGGCAATATTGCTGACGGGGCAAATATACAATAAAAATGGCAAAAGCGGTTGAATTTGAGATAAAAGTTAAGGATGGCGGGTCGAGCGCCATCCGCGCGCTGACCGTGGAGGCATCGAATGCGGACGAAGCGATAGAACGCATCGTGGAGAGTGCGAGCAAGGCCAGCATGAAGATTCGCAACATGGCAGAGTCGGCGCTGGTGCTGGACACATCGGTGCGCGCGTTGCAGAACTTCCAGAACATGGTGTCGAACTTAGCGACACCGTTTAACAACTTTGAGAAGTCGATGCGTGCAGCGAACACGATGGCGGGCAAAAGCGGAGATGCGTATGACGCGATGAAGGATAAGATTGTCGCCCTGAGCGAGAGCATCCCCTTGGCACGCGAAGAGTTGGCAAACGGACTGTATCAAGTGATCTCGAACGGTGTGCCGGAAGACAACTGGCTGAGCTTCTTGGAGCAGTCGGCAAGAGCGTCGGTGGGCGGCTTGGCAGACCTCGGCGAGACGGTGACGGTGACCTCGACCTTGATTAAGAACTACGGCTTGGCATGGGACTCGGCGCAGGAGGTTCAGGACAAGATACAGATGACGGCGAAGAACGGCGTGACGAGCTTCGAGCAGTTGGGACAAGCGCTGCCGAGAGTGAGCGGACGCGCGGCACAGTTGGGCGTGTCGATGGACGAACTGATGGCAGTGTTTGCGACCACAACGGGCGTGACCGGTAACACATCGGAGGTGGCGACGCAGTTGGCAGCCGTCTTGAACTCGCTCATCAAACCGAGCAGCGAGGCGCAGACGGCAGCGGCAGCCATGGGCATCAGCTTCAACGCCGCAAGCGTGCAGGCGTGTGGCGGCTTTCAGAACTTCCTGACAGAACTGGACGCGAGCGTCGAGGCGTATGCGGCGAAGACGGGACAACTGAGCAAAACCATCTACGGACAGCTATTCGGCAGCGCAGAGGCGATGAACATCTTAGGCTCACTGACGGGGGAGCAGAAGGATAAGTTTGCGGAAAACGTGGCCGTGATGAACAACAGCGCCGGCTCCATCTCGGACGCCTACAACGAGATGAAGGAGACGGGAGAAGCGAACGCGCAGGTGGTGAAAAACCACGTGCAAGGGCTGTTGGATATGGCCGGGGCAGCTGCGAGCGTGATAGCCCCCTACACGGAGGTAGCGGCAAACATGGGGGTGATGCTCCTGAGCGCTTCGCAGCTGAAAGCCGGACTGGTGCAGCTTGGGACATGGCTGAGCAGCACGAAGGTGGCGACGCTGGCAGTGGCAGCGGCACAGAAGGTGGCAGCCATAGCCTCGACCGCATGGGGCGGCGTACAGTCGTGGCTGAACGCCATCTTGACGGCGAACCCGATTGGCGTGGTGGTGATGGCTATCGCCTCGCTGGTGGTCATCGTGGTGTCGGCGTATAAAAACTGCGAGACCTTCCGGAAGATATGCGACCAAGTGTGGTCGGTGATTAAACAGGTGGCCACCGCCATCGTCAGCCAATGGGTGAAAGCCTTCGAGCAAACGGTCAGCATCATGAAGGAGGCGTGGGCTTATATCCAGAAACTGTTTGGCATCACAGAAGAGGCGGACGAAGCGGCAGCCGCCACCGAGGGGCAAGCGGAAGCTACGGAGGAGCTGGCAGACTCGACGAACAAGGCAGCCGACGCCGCAGGGAACCTGGCAGCGGCGAACGCCACGGCAGCAAAGTCGGGACTGGCAGCGAAGGCAGCCAACGACTGGAAGACGATGAGCTACGAGGCGCTGAGCACCGCGATAGAGACCCAAAAGAAGCAGGTGCAACAACTGACGGAGACAGAGAGCGCGGAGGCGAAAAAGAAGATAGCCGACCTGAAGGCTATGGAGGCAAGGCAGAAACAGTTGGGGAGCCAGTTGGGACTGTCGGACAGCAACCTCTATGACGGCAAACGGCTGATACAACAAGCGACCTCGCTGAAAGCCCTGTCGAACAACCTGCAATATTACGAGACCCAGCTGGAGAAGACGAACAGCACCGACCAGAAAACCATCAAGACACTGACGGAGAAAATCCGAACGTTGAAGGAGGCTAAAGAGGCGATACAGGCGATGGTGGACAGCTACAGCCGCCCGGCAAAAACGGACACCATGGAGCGACTGGACGAGGAGATCACCTACCAGAAGGGACTGCTGAAAACGGCGAGCGCAGAGGAACGGGCAGCCATCCAACAGACCATAGACCAGTTAGAGCTGCAGCAGGAAACGGAGCAAGTGAACCTGCACACCGCCAAGGAGATCGGCGAGATACACACATGGAAGGAGCTGAACGAGGAGCTGACCTACTACAACGACAAGTTGAACCTCGCGACAGAGGAGGAACGGACGGAGCTATTGACGACCATAGAGGTGCTGAACCGCCTGAAGAAGAGCTGGGACGACGCAGCCACCGAACTGAAGAAGCCGGGGGACGTGGGGACGCTGAGCACCATGGGGGAACTGAGCGACGCTGTGAGCTGGTATGACCAAGCGATGCAGCGGGCATCGCAGTCGGAACTCGGCGCACTGGCCCAACAGCGGGCTGCCTACGAGCAGAAGTTAGCGGCGATGAAGCGCGTGACGACGATACAGGAACAGCAGGAGAGCCTTTCGGAACTGCAGAACCTGAGCGGCAAGCAACTGAAGATGGAGTTGGAGCTGGTCGGCTTGGACCAGATTAAAAGCAACATCCGCAGCCTGCAAAAGATGCTGGAAGACACCAAGAACCCCCTCGGCGACACAGACCGAACAGCGGTGCAGCAGCAGATAGCGTCGTGGAAGAGCTACGAGCAGCAGCTGAAGAAGAGCCAAGCGAGCCTGAAGGGGGTATGGAGCTCGACGAAGAGCGTTGGAAGCGGTGTGGAAAGCATCACGGACGCGCTGAAGAGCGACGGGAACGCATGGGACAAGGTGACGGGACTGGTGGACGGAGCCATCAGCGTGTTTGACGGCATCAGCGGCATCGTGAAGATGGTACAGATGATGACCGGCGCGACGAAGGAACAGACGGCGGCACAGACGGAGAACTCGGTGGCAGCAGCGGTGAGCAGCGTGGCACAAGAGGAACAGTCGGTGGCCAGCGGACAGGCAGCCGTGGCATCGGGGGTGAACACCGGAGCCTTGGAAGCCGAAGGAAACGCGGCGACGACGGACGCGACGGCGCAGTTCCTACTGGCGAGCACGAAGACGATGGCGGCACACGCCTCGATACCGTTTGTGGGTGTGGCCATAGCGGGCGGACTGATAGCGACGATGACGGCGCTGATGATGAGCCTGCCGAAGTTTGCGAACGGAGGCATCGCCTACGGACCGACGTTGGGCATCTTCGGCGAATATGCCGGAGCGGCGAACAACCCGGAGGTGGTAGCGCCCCTGAACAAGCTGAAGGAACTGATCGGCACGGACGACCAAGGTGGCGGCGGCATCGCCCAGATACGCCTGCGCGCCAAGGGCAGAGACCTCGTGGGGGTCTACAACAGAGAGCAACGACTGAAGAACAGGGGGTAACCGCTGAAGGAGTGACAGAGAGAAACAAACAACAGAGAGAACAATGATGCAGACAATCTACCGAGGGAGGTTTGCGAGCCGCGAGGGTGTGGTCTATGAAATCTACCTCAAGAAGGAGAACAACGGCGAGACATTCGGCACGCCGGGGGAGCTGACCTTCCCGGCGGAGGAGCCGCTGACCTTGGAATGGAGCGAGACGAGCAAGGAGGAGGTGACGTGCGGCGCGACAGCC